ATACCTACAAGAACTCCAATCTCAGATGATGCAAAAAAATTGATGAATCTTAAAAATGAATTAAAATCAGTCAATCCTATAGACATAAACAAATTAAACAATGAGTAAAGATAGGAAATAAAAAATGACAATGGACCCCATTAGATTCAATAAATTGCCATCATATTATGATAAGGACAAATCGCCTGTTAGATTAGATCCTGGGCCATATGTTGGTAAGATAAAAAATAATACTGATGCTACTAGAAGTGGAAGATTGCAAGTATATATACCAAACTTATCTTCAAGTGACGAAGATAATCCAAGAAATTGGAAAACAGTATCGTATGCAAGCCCGTTCTTTGGAAGCACACACCAACCCGACTCCAATAAACAAAATTCCTTCAATAAAGTGCAACATACCTACGGTATGTGGGCCGTAGTCCCGGATGTTGATAACTTTGTGTTATGTACATTTGCTGGGGGCGATCCAAATAGAGGATTTTGGTTTGCTTGTATCCCCAATCAAGTCGGGCATCATATGGTTCCTGGTATCGCGGGCAGTTCGGATATCGATGACTCTAATATTGAAAATAATAAAGTCAAATCAAATTATCAATCTGGACAAGCAACAGTGGCTGCTGAGTTTAATGAAAATCAAGAAAATTTGGATTGGTCAAACTTTGTTGGAATAAAAAAACCCATACACGAGGAACAATATAAAAATCTATTAAGGCAGGGGTTGGAAAAAGATTATATCAGGGGAATAATTTCAAGTAGCAGTCAAAGGGAAAGTCCCAGTTATGTATTTGGAATATCTACTCCAGGACGCAGTGTCAAGGATCAATCTGGATCTAAATCACAAGTTGATAAACTATCCAGCGGAAATATTTCATCAGACGATTATGCAGTATCCAGTAGGAAAGGTGGGCATAGTTTTGTCATGGATGATGGCGATTGGTCTGGCAAGGATAAATTAGTTAGGTTAAGAACTTCGGCTGGTCATCAAATTCTAATGAATGATACTGACAGAATTCTATATATAGGCAATAGTGATGGAAGTGTTTGGATTGAGTTAACAGGGCCTGGACATCTCAATGTCTATACTGGAGCTAGTGTCAACATTAGAGCACAGGGTGATTTAAATTTCCATGCAGATAAAAATATCAACTTTAATGCTGGTAATGAAATGAATTTTAGTTCGGGATCAAAAACAAATATTCAAGGAAGAGAGATTAACCTAAGCAGTGCCCAAAAATTGACATTGTTTGGTGAGTCAATAGGTATCGGTAGTTCAGGAGCTGTAGTTATCAATGCCTCAGGGCTTACAAGCATCCATGGTTCTGAAGGATTAAAGATGACAGGAGCACAAATTACTTTAAATCAAGGAGGCACATTATCAGTTAGAAGGCCAGATGCAATAAAAGTAAACACATTAGATGACACTAAGAAAACGGGATCGGGACAATGGACTAGTGGGGCTTCCAAATTGGAAACAGTGGTGCCAATAGCGCCAACACATGAACCATGGAGTTTACATTTAGGAACAAAACCACCGTCCCCAATAACGTCCAGTTCCTCAAATAATAGTAACAACTCAACATCAGAAAGTAACGGGGTAACAGTTGGTCCAGCCCCTGGGGAAAATGAACAAGAAGAAATAATGGAACCCCAACCAATTACTCAGGGGGACGAGGTGTCAAAAGGTCTTGGTGTTGCTGACCCTGCTCCCCCCAGTATCATAGATGATGAAAAGACACCGACCCCAACTTCAGGAACTGGGACATTAAATGCCACACAAACCAAAGCATTGATGGCTCAAATAGCTCATAAAGAAAGCGGGTCTAATTATAGTAAAGTAGACAAATTTAATAATCTGGGCAAATATCAAATTAGTGCAGCAGATTTACAAGATCAAGGCTACATAAAACCAGGTGCCTATCAAAAATATGGAAATAATGCAGTTAATTATGCAACTAGTTGGACAGGTAAAGATGGCATTTATTCAAAGGAATCATTTTTATCGGCAAGTCAAACACAAGATAGGATAATGCAAAAGTTGATGGCCAATAATTACAAATCTTTAGTGGGTTCAGGTTCTTTAAAATCAAATGACAGCCCAAATAAAGTTGCTGGTATGTTGGCAGTTAGCCATCTATTGGGGCCCAACAAAGCCGCTGATTGGAATAAAACAGGGTTGGGTGCAGATATTAATGGTACTAAAGGAACTTCTTATTATAATATGGGAAGATATTCTGTTGAGGTATTATCTTCTAATAAATCCAACGGATAAATATTGAATTATGACTACATATAGAGGGTTTAGTACATTCAACAGGTTTAAAAAATATCGGTTAACTGATTACGAGTTAGCCAAGCAGGATCTGTATAACCATTTTCAAATCAAAAAAGGTGAAAAGTTGATGAATCCAAATTTTGGTAGTGAAATTTGGAGTCTATTATTTGAACCATTCACCGACGACGTCAAACAAAAGATTATAAATGACATTAATGATATAGTTAGATATGATCCCAGATTGTCTGTTGATTCGGTATTAGTAACACAATTTGATTATGGAATACAAGTTGAATTGACTCTTACATATATCCCAACAAACCAAGTTGAAACACTCTATATGCAATTTGATCAAAAATCATAAAAACTATTGTTTTTGAAATCAATAAATAATATTACATTGGATTTCTAGAATGGCCATTAACAAAAGACAAAATTCTCTGCTAGTTGCAGAAGACTGGAAAAAGATATATCAGACGTTTCAAGACGCCGATTTCACCAGTTACGATTTTGAAACTCTGAGGAAAAGTATGATTGATTATCTCAGGATAAATTATCCTGAGGATTTCAACGATTTTACTGAAAGCAGTGAATATATAGCCCTCATTGACTTGATTGCTTTCATGGGTCAAAGTTTGGCATTTAGGACAGATATAAATGCAAGAGAAAATTTCATTGATACTGCTGAACGTAGAGATAGCATCTTAAAATTAGCTAGATTAGTAAACTATAATCCAAAAAGAAATTTATCTGCATCCGGGTTTTTAAAAATTGATTCAATCACAACAACAGAAACAGTTTATGATAGTAATGGATTCAATTTAAGCAATTTGCTTGTGTATTGGGATGACAGAAATAACAATAACTGGTTAGAGCAATTTGGTACAATTTTGAACGCAGCATTAGTCAGTTCACAAATTGTAGGTAAGCCTGGTCATAGTCAAATAATAAATTCTATTAGAACAGATGAGTATTCTTTAAATTTGGCTCAAAATACTACTAGCGTATCACAATTTCAAGCATTGGTGGAGAATAACACAGTCAACTTTGAAATTGTTAGTGCCACTAGTGTGGGAAAAACCTACATCTATGAACAGCCACCGAAGCCCAATTCATTATTTAATATTTTGTATAAAAATGACAATTATGGCAATAGTTCTAATAATACTGGATTTTTTGTTTACTTTAAACAAGGCACATTAGAGACTCAAGATTTTTTATTAAATGACTCTTTGCCAAATAGAGTTGTTCCTGTTAATTTTATTAATATTAATCAAACAGATGTTTGGTTATACGGACTATCCAGTTCTGGAAATATTCAAGATCATTGGAAATCTGTCCCGGCAGTTTCTGGGGTCAATGTAATTTATACTAAGGATACAGACAAAAACTTGTATCAAATTAATACCAAAAACAATGATCAAATCGATTTAGTGTTTGGGGATGGCAGTTTTACAAATATTCCAAAAGGATTATTTAAAGTCTATTTTAGAACCAGTGATGGGTTGAACTATAAGATTACACCAAACGAATTGCAAAATGTTATCATCCCAATGAATTATGTTAGTAGAACTGGCAGATTGGAAACGTTGACTATTAAGGCAAGTTTAAAATATACAGTTGCAAATGCATCAGCCAGGGAAACATTGGATGATATAAAACAAAAAGCACCTCAGCAATATTATACGCAAAATAGAATGATCACAGGAGAGGATTATAATATTTTGCCATTTACTTCGTTTGGTAATGTTATCAAAGTAAAAAGTATTAATAGAACCAGTTCGGGTATTAGTAAATATTTGGATATTATGGACCCAACTGGGAAATATTCCAGTACTAATAGTTTTGCAGATGATGGAATTTTATATAAAAAAGATAATATTGGTTCTACAATATTTGAATATTCAGACTTTACAAACATTAGTGTATTGATTTATGAAAAAGTTGTAAATAATATCCTGAATTCCAGAGAATTTAGACATTTTTATTATGAAAATTATACTACCTATAAATTAAACAATTATGTTTGGAGTTTACAAACATCGTTTGTTCCAGCAGTTACTGGTTATTTCTCGCCCACTGATGATTCAAATACGATTTATAATCCGCCATATATTCCAGAAGGGTTGCCTGGATCATATACATCATTGTTAATTAATGGGTCACAATCTAGCTTAAAGCTAAATGTACAAAACTTAACTAAAAGATTAACTGCAAACCAAGCAGTGACACCATTTGTTCCAGCAATTGCGAGTGGTGGCCTGGCCCCATATAGTTATAATATAACTCCAGAATTGCCAAAAGGCTTAGTAATTAATCAAGCGACAGGTGAAATAAAAGGTATTCCAACAGCTAA